GTGTGCTGTGGAAAAATCTGTAAGCTTTTCAAGTTCCTGTAACAGATGCGCAAACATCGTAAAACCGCGCCCCTGTCCGGGGTAGTCCGGCCTGAAACCGTGGAGCATGAAAACGCGCCCGGCCTTTGACCGTGCGGGTATGGTGACAACTTTATAGTTATTTTTTTTGTCAAAAAATCCGACTTTGTAAAAAAATTCCTTGCCGTTGGCATCTCTAATAATACCATCATCGTCAAGCTGGAAGCCGTCGGTTTCTGTAAATGCGTTGCCGTCAATTTGATCGGGATCTATAAATTGCAATTGCAACGGGCTAGGCAGGGCGCTGTTATTAGAGTAATGCAGTCGCACAAACATATCATTATCACGCTGCTGCATAAAAGCATACAGGTATTGTTTTTGGTAAAAATTATCTATTTCTGCAACGTCTGATTTTTTTGACATTGCCCACAAATGAAAACGGTCAGAATTATCCTGCGCCCATTCTGCGGCCTCTTCCGGGGTTATGCCCAGTAATCTGTGGTTGGGTTCGAGCTTCAGGCGGAGGCCTGATTCAACACCGAGATCTGCAAAACGCCTTGCTATGCCGTGACCCAAGGGGCTGTCGTACATAGCGTCACGGGCTTTGCGTCTCAATTCTGTATTGTCGTATGTTATTGAAATTCCAGATGCGGACATGCCTCCTGGCTGTTTGCTGCCGCCTACAATTTCATTTCCAGATGGGTAAAAACTTTGACCTTGATTTATATCGCCCTTTACTGGTGCTGGTGCGGGGGTTTTGGTTTTGAACAGATCAAAAAATCCCATGTTTAGCGCCCTGGCTTTCTTCTGTACGTCATCGCGATCAGTCCCTTGCCCACAATGCGCCTGCACCAGTATTCGTATTGTCTTACCGCGTTGTTTATTGCCGCGTTTAAAGATGATTCTTTTTTTTCCCAAATCTTCTGTCGGCCTTCACTGGTATCAAGTTCGTAATTTGCTATATGGGATTCGCTGGCTTCCAGTAATGCTTTTTGTGCTGCAATAATAGCCTGCTCCCAAAAATCTCGCTGCTGGATCCAGAATTTTTGTGTACAATTGCCCATGTTTTTACTTAAACGATTTCTGCAAGGTATGTCAAATTTTAACTTTTAAAAATATTATTTTTTTGTCAATATTACGCTGTAACCCTTGCTATCACTGGCTGAAATATATCGCCCTTTATTGACGCGGGTTTCCGAGGCGTGGCGCTATAACACAGGTTTGACGCGGGTTTCCTGCTCCAGCGTTCTGAGCACGTGCGTCTTGTCAATTGACGCCGCTTCAACTGCCTCTTTGCCCGAGTCTCTGGCTGCCTGCCTGCAAGCTTCTACAAGTCCTTCTATCACTGCGTCACCGGCGGCCATGTTTAAAACTGAGAGGTCAAGGGCTTCGTGGGGTTTTTGGGTATCTTTAAACGTTCCATTGCTGAGCATTTCTTCCGCTGTCAACTGTTTAAAAAAATTATCCGTGGTGTCTTGCGGGAAACTGTGAAACCCTATGGGCAAGCTGCCGTCATAGTTTCGGCGTTTTTTAAGACATCCGTAAAGTAGTTTTTTATAATAATTTGTAGAAATTTCATAAAGAAAATTTCCTTCTTTCATTTTTCGCACTGCAAATCTTTTGAAATCTTTATCTGACGTTGCATCGTCGGCTTTTTCACCGCGTCTTCTTTTCAGCCCGTCGCGTCCGAAACCTTTGCTTGGGTACGTGCTGCCCCACCGATCTGTAAACGCGTAAACGACGTCGTAAAACATTCCGTCGCCTGAATCGACTAAAATTAAACGCGGGAAAAACTCCATCCCGTCAGCGCGTTTGAATAATAGAGCGCCGGATCTTGCCTGCCTGTCAAGCTCTTCCCATGCCCCGGCGTAGGCGTCTTTTGTGTCGCCCTCGATTACCCAGTGTTTTATTGTCCACCTTCTATAGCCTGCTCCGTGGCCTTTTACCTCGATTTCTATACGCTCTTTTTGACCTGCTCTTTTTTGTCCACGTTGCACGTCAATTGCCGCTGTCAAAAATAAAACACCTTCTGGTACCGTGCCTGATTTGTAGCCGCTGCGAAGCTCTCTGAGTGCTGCCAGCTCTGGACGTTCGCCGATTTCCTTAAACGGAAAACCTAAATATAAGTTAAAAAATCCAGGCATCAAAGTCTTATCCTGTAATGCTTCTAAATATTTTTGGTAAAATTCTTTCCAATGCAGCATTCCCACTGGGCTATGTATAGCGGGGATAAACGCGCTTTTAGTAAATTCGTCGATCCCTTTTGCGTGCGGTTTCCACTCGCAATTTTTAAACATTTTCGCTTTGTGGTGATTAAATATTTTTTCCTGACAATGTGGGCATTCCAGCCAGCAGTCGATCACTGTGTCGCCGTCAATTTCGGCGTGAAATAATGACCAGTCGATCGCCTGATTTTCTGTGTCAACAGTCATGGGTGTAAAGTCTGTGCCACAGTGGGGACACGGGTAATACAGGTGCAGCTGGTTTCCTGTGCAGTAACGCGCCCAGATCAAAGAGTCTTCGAACGTGTTTGGAGTACTCAGGATTACAAGCTTTTTTCGGCTGCCATATGTCGATTGACGGCCTTCCACGGGTCCCAAATAGTTACCCTCACCAGTAGACAATTCGCGAGGCGCCGCGTCGGCCTCGTCGATGTAAATTATCTGTTTGGACTTCATTCGCTGTTGTGGCGCCGAGCGAGCAGTAGCAAGGTGTAGCGCTCCGCCTGCATAAAATTTTGCCTCCTGTGTGTCTCCTGATTTTCTGTTATTCTGGTTTCCAAATTGAGCAAAAATCTTGTCGCGCAACTTGAGCGAATCAAGCAGCGGTTCAAGCCTGATTTCGACCCACTCTTTTAATAAAGTGCCCGTCGCGGAGACTAATAATTGTTCAACTGGATTTTCTCCAATGTAGTATGCGACCGGATTTTCTATCAGCGAAGTTGTGCATGTTGTTTGTACGCCTTTGAGTATGTACAGTCGTTGCACGGGTGAGAACGGTGCGAGCATATCACAAAGCGGTTTCATAAATGGATTTACGTCAAATGAAAATGGTCCCGGACGTGGACCACCAGGCGGTAAAATTCTGTTGCCCTCAACATATTCTGAAATTTTTTCAAGCGGTTTTTTTGTGTGGGCGGCGTCATTCATTTTGGCAAAAAACGCTATGTCTGTTAGTAGAAATTTCATTGTGCGCCTTGCTATGACTGCCTTTCCCGTGCTGTGCTCTGTAACCCTTGCTACCACTGGTCAAGCTCTCTGGCCTGCACTATGACAGGGCTTTAGGGCTTGATCGCTGTACTATGCGCCGTTGCTGGCTCAAATAGCACAGCCTTTAACTATGCGGGTTTCCGAGCTTGATCGCTATAGCCCGCTATATCGCTGGTTTTGCGCGTTTTCCCAGTTATAGCGCGGGTTTCCGGCTGCGAACGCTACGGACTGCACCGTTATTGGCCGTCCGCGAATCCCAGATCTGTTATTTTCAGATCGCGATCTCGTTTTTTTAAAAAATCTTCAAATTTTAACTGGTCTTCTTCTGATACAAACCCCTCACCGCGTGAGTTTACAGAGATTTCGGCTATTCCAAAACCGCGTGGGGCTGTCTTGGCTGCAATTTCATAATCGATAATAACGCGATCTCGATCATCGTTTGGAATGAACGAAATTTTTATATTTATTGCACGTTTTCTGGTCGCCTCTGTGCCCTCGTCAATTATGTTTTTAAGTACTCTGTTTATTTCTTCGTTAGCGTGCTGTAATAGCTCTCCGCCTTTGATAGTCTCAAGTTTTGCTTCTGTGTAGTCCATTTTTTACCCTTTTAATCCTTGTATAAAATCGTCAAGAATTCGCTTTCTGTGCTCTAAAATTCTGTAGATTTCCTTGTTTGCTTTTTGTCTTAATTCGTGTATTTTTGTGTCGTCGTTTGACCCGAAAACTGCGGCCGCATCGTCTGGAAGACTGATAGCAAGCGGCAAAAATTCCTGCACATCAACTGTGTAGATTTCTGCAAAAACAGTCTCAACCATTTTTCTGCTGACCAGTTCGTTACGCTCTTTTTCATTTTTTATTTGCTGAGCTTCGATTTGGGCGATGACTTTTCGACGATCCAATTCATGCTTTGCCAAAAAAATCAAGTTTTCTTTTTCGTCGCTTTCCTCCCTGATTCTTTCAAGTGCATCTGGATTTATTAAAATTTCACGGTCTCTTTTTGGGATCGTTTTTTCGGTCTGCAGGGTAGGATTTCGCTTATTTAGATATGCTAAATTTTCCGGGGCGGATAATAAAACGCCGCGTTCATCGCGAGAAATTAGACCGCGTTTTAGTGCGAGCGAAATGTTGGCCATGCTGCAATGACACATTTCTGCAAATTTTTTTTGTGTAACATATTCTAACGATGGCATTTTAACCTCTTTTTAGTGATACTGGATCCTGCGCAGGGTTGTCAATTTTATTTGTTAATCAAAAGTTAAACCCTTGTTAAAACCCGCGTCATTACTGGGTTTCCGCGTTTTGTATTTTTGGAGTCTTCTTTATAGTGACAAAAGTTGACAAATTGTATCGGGTTTAATATGTTGTTTTTGGGGAGTCGTAAAAAATATTTGGCCTTGCGATGAACAG